CTTTGGAAAGCCGAGGCTGAACGCTGGAGAGAGCAGGCGGGTGAGAACTTTCAAGTGACAGCATGGAAACAACTTATCGAGCAGGAAAGGAATAGAATGCGAGGACTATGAAAACCATTGACCAACTCATCTACGATATACAATACCAGTTCCCGCTTTGGCCAAGCACCTACAGCACATGCCAGCGTGACGGGTGCGAACGTGCAGCCAGAGGTGGAAGAGTATGCTTGGAGTGCTTGCAGGAAGACCTCGCTAAAATCACCAGCGTTGACGATGCGGAAGAGTTCGTGAAGGCATGCGAGCATCTATCAAAGGTCAAATACAGACTGATCAATGCATGAGGACATCACATACTTTTTGGTTATTGCAATGGTGGCTGCATTATTGTTAATGCCACCCAACAACAACACGCATGCCTAGGTTTGTCCGAAACCCAACACTAGCCGAAGATGGTCTCCCGCAGGAGATGTACCTCGATGTCCGCCGCGCATGCGAGCGATGGTTGCTAGCCAATGACCCATTTTTTGCTGACGAGAATAACTATAAAACATGGAACAAACGACATGAACAAACAAGCACTACTGAAGGTACACACGGAAACATGCAAGCAAGCCCTTGCAATCATGGATGTGAAAAACAATGACTACTCTGGAGGTGAGCATGCACATGATGCGTTAGCTAACTTCAAAGCATCAGAGTCACTAGGTTTGCATCCTATCACAGGACTTCTACTGCGCATGCAGGACAAGTTGCAGCGGCTGAAATCGTTCGCTAACGATGGCAAGCTCGCAGTTCCGAATGAGTCTGCGGAAGATGCCTGTCTCGACCTTGTGAATTACGCAATCTTGGCCAAGGCACTGATCATCGATGAGCGGGGATTTGCCTCCGAGCCTGTCCCGGAACCATCGAAATTGCCCGATTACCCCGGATTGGACGACGAATTGGAGTAGGAAAATTCCTAGTGTTTAAGCGGGTTGCAGAGGATTCTGAAATTATTTTCAGTAATTCTGCATTTTTATGTTGAGTTTATTCCACATGTGTGGGAAGTTCTTCTCGTCGCCGCGAGCGACACCCAACCAGAACCAACCAGAACCAACCAATACAATGAAAAAGCAACTTAGCCACTTCCGCTACATGGATCGCAAAACGATTGCCACGCTTGATGGAATGAAATCAATCATGCGCGTTGAAACTCCACGCACGACACAATGGTGGATTGTTCTTCCAGCAGTTGGAGATTCGGATGCCACATGCGTTCTCATCCGCAAAATCACACAGAGCAAATTCTGCAGAAAAGGCCCAACATTGACGGTGGAGTCTCAAATCTTGGAATCATACGCAGATCGCGTTGCATAACCACAAACCAAACCAACCAACCAACATGAAAGCACTAATCCTCATCGCCCAAACCCTCGCCTGTGCAGCCCTAGGATGGGGCTTCGTGCAAGCCGCAATCCTGCTCGCAGAATTCACACACAGCTACTAACCAACAAAACAAGCATATGAAACTACCACTACCCATCATTCCACCACCCCGCCGCTATGTCCGCTGGGATCGCATCGCAATCATCACCTTCGCCATCGCATGGTGGGTTGGACTCATCTGGTGCTACCTCCAGTACAAAGGAGGTCAGCCATGAGCGCAGGAAAGGGTGACTCCCCGCGCCCGGTCAACGCCGAGGTGTACGGGCAGAACTACGAGGACATTTTCCGCAAGGACAAACCACAACCAACACCACAACCAACACCACCATGCAATACGACCGAAAAATAAAGATTGAGATCCTCAACGAGGGATCACGAATGGAATTTGTGTTTTCACGCGATGCGGATCTTGCCGAGATCGTCACCATCCTCCGCACGCTCATGACCTATATGTCATGGCATCCAGACATCGTGGAGAGCATGTTCAAACGGGAATTCATCGAAGACCACAGCATTTAACCATAGAACCATGAATACAGAACATAACGAATGCCCTACCTGCAAGCAGGACTGGGTAGCACCAACGGACTACGAGTGCGGATGCTGCGGCAACCTAGCGTCAGAACACATCAGCGTCACTAGCCTGTGCCGAATCCTGCGGGAGACGCAGCAACGGGAGAATGCGCTGATCGTCGAGAACAAGCGACTGAAGGCAGAACTTGAGGAGAAGGAATTGTACATCCAGCGTGTCATCACTTGGCCGCACGATGCAGATCCATTCTGCTCGCCAGACCACGACAACGACTCACATACTTACCCATGACCCAACCAATACGCTGGCGCATCTGTGCGACCTGCGGACTCCCGAAAGCAATCTCAGAGTTTCGCTCGTCGCCCAGTTGCCACAAGTGCCATGAACGACCAACCAATAACAGCAAGAGGACTCATCCTAGCCTGTCTCAAGGAGGCTTATTTTCGCAGACTCAAGAGGGAGAAGCTGGGATCGACACCGAGACTCACGCAGGAATTGAACCTGCTTGAGCTAGCCATACAAGACATCGCAGAACAAATCTATGAATCAGAACCAAAGTAAGCGTGGTCGTAAGCCACTCCCAGAAGGCAAGCACCGCATCGCTCGCAGTATCACCATGTCACCAGAGGCGTGGGAAATACTCGCACACCTCCAGAGGCAGCACTTCCGAGGGGAGAAGTCACGCAGCCGGGCTATAGAACACTTCATCACATTTATCCAAGACAATTTCGAGCAGGAATGAGCATACACATGACATCGCAGGCTTGGAAGACTCCAGTTGGATCTCTGGCTGCAAAGCTAGTCCTTCTGAAGCTTGCTGACAACGCCAGCGACGAGGGCAAGGCTTGGCCCCACATCGAGACTATCGCAGCCGAGACAGGGTTGGCGAGGAGCAGTGTGTTCCGGGCATTGGACGAGCTTGAGAAGAGCGGCATCGTCGAGCGTCACCGAGGCAGGAATGAGGTCATCTACCAAATCCAGAAGTCCCACCATGAGACCTCTACAAGTCCCACAGTGAGACCTCTAGAAGTCCCACCATCGGACTTACCCTATATTAAAGAACAGTCAAGAGAACATATAGGGGAAGAAGCGGAGAAACCCCAGAGGTTCCAGAAGCCCACCATTCCCGAAGTCCACGCCTACGGCATGACCCTCTCACCTCGCTTCCTCAAGGCCCAGCAGTTCTGCGACTACTACGAGTCCAAGGGCTGGGTTATTGGGAAGTCACCCATGAAATCGTGGAAGGCCGCAGTAAGGACTTGGCAGGCCAAGGAGAAGCCAGTAGGAAAACCACAAACCTCCGACCAGTTCGGAATCTAACCAGAACCATGAACACAGAACAAACCATCCCATCCGCACATACCAGCGAGAAGGCAGTCATCTCATCCATACTCAAGGACGCAAACCTGCTCAAGCGTGCAGCCGCAGACGGCATCACCGCAGATTCATTCCACCACCCAGACACTAGGACACTCTGGGAAGCCTGCCGCGAGCTTCCAGCCAGCGACAATAACCAGTACGACCTCATCTCGCTCATCCAGCACCTAAACGAGGCTGGAAAGCTTGATCGTATCGGCGGCCCCGGTCAAGTGGTCGAGTGCTACAATTACGCGCCCACACCCGCAGGCTGGACGCAGTGGGTCTCGACGCTCAAGGAATTTCAAGCACGCAGGCTTGCCCAGCAGGCCGCAAGGCAGATTGCCGATGCCGAGGATGCCACTAGTGCTATCGACTCGTTCCGTACCACACTCCAGAGCCTCCAGCAGGTGGTGAGCGGCAAGCAGAGATCAATCGACGCAGAGAAGGCATCCAAGCAGTTCATCACCAACATGCTCCGTGACTACAACTCAGGCGGACTGCCGGGCATGAGCACGGGCATCGCAGAGCTAGACGAGATTTGCGGTGGCATGAGACCCGGAGAATTCTGGGTCATTGCAGGCAAGCCCAGCCGAGGTAAGAGCGTCCTCATGCTCCAGATCGCCAGCAAGTTCATCGCAGACCAAAGACCAGTGGCAATCCACAGCTTGGAAATGATGACGCACGAAGTCATTGGACGCTTGATCAGCACCATGACCCACACGAACTACGGGTCAATCACCCAGCCAAGGACAGCGGCCAAGCACGAATTGCAGAAGATCCAGACAGGCGTTGAACAGATCAGTTCCGCTCCACTCTGGATCGACTCTAGCTCCAACCAGAGCATCGACAGCATCGCGGCTGAGGCAGAGCGCATCCGTGACCTGCATGGCTCCCTCGACCTTGTGGTCGTGGACTACCTCCAACTCATCCGAGGATCGCGCTCCAGCCGGGAATCACGGGAAGAGGAAGTCGCAAGAGTCTCTGGTGGACTCAAACAGCTAGCCAAGCACCTCCAATGCCCGGTCATCTCAGCATCGCAACTCAACGACAACAATCAGGTGCGCGAGTCTAGGGCTATCGAGCAGGACGCTGATGCCCTCCTGTTCATTGCCGAGGATGGGCTGAAGGTTGGGAAGCTACGCAACGGCAGGCGCGATGTAGTCCTTCCCCTGCGTCTCAATGGCCAATATCAGGAGTTCGTCTGACTATCCAGCCAACATCTTCCACCAAACCGCGCCAGATACCCTCTAGATTGCCCCAGAATCGCTCACACGGCGTCTGGGGCTTTCTTGTGGGTGTTGATCCCATATTGGGGGTCAAAGCGATTGTAGGGCATTCTGGTGCGAAGTAGGAGTTGGGACTAGAATTTATTCTGATCACAAGTGGATTGGATGTCACCGAAATCCGTTTCGGGAACATGGAGAGAATCCTAGGAAAATGGCGGGATTTGCATGGGGAATCGTTCCCACTTTCCGCTAGAGAATCACAAACACGCACGCGAGGGTTGATCGCGGCACTACATATTGTGTCCACCCTGCAACTCAACACGGCAGCGCGACCAGATTCCACACCCAATCCCGTGGAACACCGATAGATGCTGGCGATTTCCGTGGAACAGGACTACGGATTACAACCGTTTGTACAAGTTGTAACAATAGATATGGGGCGGGGGGAGTCGCATTTTGGCCACCAGAAAAAAGGGGGAACGAAAAGCCTGCCTTTCAATTTTTTTGCAAAGGGGAATTGACGGATTTGGGTTTTTTCATACCATAGACATATGCACAAGAAGGGTGATATTAGGGATGACGGTCGAGTGTTTTTCGGCAAAAACACAAAGTGCGTTGGGGGAGAATATTGGATGGAGATGAACCACTTCTTAAGAACATGCGGTCAAGATTATTACGAAAGAACGGCTGCGTATCGAGAATACCTAGCGGAAATGGCAAGAACGAAAGAAGTTCGCGCGTTAAAGAAGCGAGAGAATAGCATTAAGCTTTACCACGAAACCAAGCACTTGACTGTTGAAAAAAGGAGCAAATCCCACCGCGAATCTTACGCAAAAATGTTGCTTGATCCAGTTAGGCTGGAGAAGCACAGAGCCAAACAAGCTCGCTCTCGCAAGCGGTACAACGAGAAACAAAAGGCAATCAATGCTGAAAAGAAGGCAAAGCGCAAGGCCGAGCAAGAAGCCCTACAAAAGATCAAGCAAGAGCAAGCCGAGGCTAGGCGCATTGAAAAGGCCAAGATCGCTGCTGAAAAAGCGTTGGCTAAATCCTTGCGCCCCAAAAGGATTGCGCTAACCGAAGAGCAGCGGAAGGAGAAGAGAAAGCTTGAGAAGCGCAACTACAAGCATGTCCGCAGGGCTAGGATCAACAATTGTGAGGTAAAGGCTACACCTAAAATGGTGGAGGACGCCAGAAAGCTAGCGGGAGACCGCTGCTATTACTGCGGCAAGAAGGCCGAGTTGACCTTGGATCATTTTGAGCCATTGGCCAAAGGTGGGGCGCATTGCGTGTCAAATTTCGTGTTTGCCTGCCATCCATGCAACTCCAGAAAGCGTGATTTAGACCCGTTTGAGTTTATCGCTGCGAATGTTCCAGCAGGTTTCCACGACTAGCCTATTCCCGCTCACGCACATTCCCCATCCCACCCCCTCCAATTCCCCCCCGATGTTCCCGACTGGGAACTTGTCAAGTTGGCGTTCCCCCTGCAATTTGACGCTACCACCCCGCGCCTCTGCAAGAGCAACTAGTCCTCGGCAAGCGAACCTGTGGGTGGCACTTTACTTACGCTTGACCAATGTTTGACTTAGGCTTGAACACCCCCCTTCAAGCCCAAGTCCCCACAAGTTCCCCCTTGACGCATGGTGATTCCCTCCGCATTTGAGAAGCATGCCCGACATGGTGTTGGGTTGATACTTTATTTATATTATGCCTAGAGGCGACTCATATCAATTACAAGGCCAAATGGGTGGCATCGTGCTTACTGGTGCTGACAGCGCGACTGGTCTATTCCGTTGGATTCAAGCGATTACTGACAGCGTAATTGAGGCTGGTGCTGGAGAGACTGCTGGTAACTTGGATGACATTTCCAACCTTGATGGCAAGACGCTTGCTGCGGGTGGTGGCATTGGTGGTATCTTTACCAAAGTTCAAATTAGTTCTGGTACGGTTATTGCGTACTACGCTTAATGTCCCAGTTTCGATCCACTGGTGGGTTAGACGACTCGATTGCCGATGCTGGTGATCGTGGGTTCTATGGTGTTAACCGTAGGCTTCAGCTCAACCAGTTGGCAGAGGGTGAGGTTAGGGAGAGCCTTAACGGGCGGATGGAGGGTTACTGGAAGCCTCGCAAGGCAGTCATTGCCCAGAAGACCAGCTTGACTACTGGTGGCACTCCGTTGAGGTTGCCGTTCTTTGTGATTGATACAGACAAGACAATTGCATCTGCGAGCAGGACATCCAATGTGGTGACCATTACCACAAGTTCCAATCATGGGTTGACTGGCACTGCTTATGTTACTCTTGGTAATACGGCCACGCCTACAGTTGAACCTTTGACTGGAATTGTTGCTGGGTCTTTCTTGATGACGGTTACAGGGGTTAATACATTGACCTTTGCTAACAATGGTGCTGACGGGTCGCTTACTGTTGGTGCTACTGGGTACTTGCGCTCACAGGTAAATGACAACGTGGTGTCTGATGTGCGTGCGTCTTGTTTGTTCAGCAATCCAAATGAAAGCAATAAGGAGTACATCCTTGTGGCTACAAATGCCGGGGTTAAGAAGATTGAGGTATCCAAGCTAGCTGATGCTGGTACGGCTGGGGTCACAGATTTGACTTTTCCAACTGGCATTACCTTGGATGCTGGGGTTGAGGTGTCGATGATGCAGGTATTTGATAAGGTAATCATCTTCCGTGGTGGGCAGTCCGCCCTGCAGTGGGATGGTGTTAGCACCCAGTTCTACAAAGTTCCCGGTGGCCCGTACCAAGCAGGAAAGGACTACACTAAAAACAACAACATTGTAATCTCAGATGGCACTGCCACGGTTACAATAGACGGCCCAGACCTACAGGAATCTACTGGAATTGCGGTGGGTGGTGGTGGAGCAACTATCGTCTTGCCACACTTTTTTGACGATGGATTTAAACCATCTGTATTAAATGACTTTTATAATGGGGCAACCCTTGTAATTTCTGGGACAACCTACACGGTTTCGGATTATGTTGGGGCAACAAGAACGTTGACACTTTCAACTGGTACATTTACCAGTGGCACAAATTACACATTCACAGCACTTAAAGACACCCCTTTCTCTGTTGGGCAATCATTAAGGCTCACCCAGACATCAACAGCATTTAAGGTCTTAAATGTTGGCGATATTCTCAATGTGTCTGCCATTCCAACATACGACACTTGGCGGTTCTTCACGAGCGAACCAGATGTGTCGTCGCACACTATCCACTACTCCCAGCAGGAGTCTATTGGACTTGGATTTTCGTTCATGCCCGGCCCACCTTGGGCAACTTACTTCCAACGCCGCCTGTGGATGCCATATCTGTACGAGAATGGTGGCACATTAACAGTTTCGACTTACACCAATCGTGGGATTGCCGATGAGATCATTGCTTCCGACATCTTGGACAGCAATACCTATGATCGGGTGCTGAATCAGTTCCGTATTTCTGGAGGTACGGCTGACTATGTGGTAGCCATGCACGGGTTCTACGACGATGCGTTAGTGGTAATGAATCGCAACAGCATCCATGCGGTTGTTGGCACTCAAGGAAGCCTTGCGGATACCGTGGTTAAAGAACTAACCAGCGAGGTGGGCTGCTTGGCTCGCAAGTCCGTGGTAATGCAAGCCAATAACCTCCTGTTCCTATCTGATAACGGGGTTTACGCCCTCACCTTCCTTAACGATTACAACCTACGAGGAACAGAAGAACCGCTTTCAAAGAATATTCAGCCGTATATTGACAGGATTAACGCTAGATTGGCTGGAAATGCTACTGCGGTTTATTACGATAATCGGTATTACCTCGCGGTTCCGCTGGATTCTGTGGTTGGTGCTGACGATGCACAGGGAAATAACGCTATTCTGGTGTTTAACTTCCTAAATAAGGGCTGGGAGTCTCTCGACACCTATGGAAGCTCTGGGTTTTTGATTACGGACTTTGTAACTGCTGGGGCGGGAGTGCGAAACGACCTTTATGCCGTGTCGTCTAGCGGAGGAATCCATAAAATGGAAGCTACCGAATCTCCATCAGACAGCATTTCAGCTGAGTTTGGTAGTGCTACTATTGACTCTGAGCCAATCAACGCCTCTCTAACTACCCGTGGGTACGACTTTGGGACTCAAGAGCGCAAAAGGTTTACTGACTTTCAGACCCAAATGCAATCTTTCCCTGCTGGATCACCATCTACTTTTGATGTTTCATTTTCTACCGAAGATCCAGACAACGCCTTTCCCATTGGTAGCACTAACGAGCTAATTGGTGACTTGTCTAACGCCGATCAAGAGGAAGAAACAGCTAATGTTAGGGGTAGACTTGGTGGACTGCGTGGTTATACAGGCACTATGATCTTGACAAGAACAAGCGGCTCCCCCAAGGTGCATTCAGTTAAAATATCAGGAGCGGTTTCCAACCGCGCAATCATATCACAGAAATAAATTATGCCAGTCGTTGATACAACAACCCCATTTTCTAATAACGAGCAAATTACCTCGACAAAGCTCAACAACATTATGGACAATTCGTTTTTTGTCTCTGGTGCTGTTGTTCCCGGTCAAGGATTACAAATTACTGCTGGTGGACAAATGCAAATTGGAGATGGGGCTAATGGTGTAACTACAGCAAAATTAGCAGATTTAAGCGTAACTCCAGCGAAAATTTCCACAGGCGGCCCAAGCTGGACGGCATCTTCAATTTCTCTTCCTAATCCAACTACCATTACTGGAAACACCACCATTACTGGAAACGCCACGGTCACTGGAAACGCTACCATTACTGGAACAACAACTTCCACTGGAGCATTAACTGTTGGTACTGCTAAAATGGATGTTCCATCTGGGTCTGCTCCAATTTTTGGCGCAAGAGCTTGGGTATTTTATAACCCAGAAGTCCCGTTATCTCCTGCGTTTAGTGGTACTTACTCAAGAAGCGGAACAACAGTAACAGTAGTTGCTGCTGGACATGGACTTAAGGTTGGGTCGCTTGTTTATTTGGACTTCAATACAGGAGCAGCAACGGATGGTGAGTTTATTGTTACGGGAGTTAGCACTACAACGGTTGCTGATGATACATTTACAATAACACATGGGACATCTGGAACTACAAGTGGGAATGTTACTCTTCCAAGGGCAACAATTAATGGAGCTGGTAATGTTTCCAGCGTTAGTATTATAGCAGCTGGTAGACAAGTTGTTAATTTTATAACCGAAATGCCAAGTCAAAATTATGCGGCAGTTGCCATGCCGGGAGATTCCCCATCTGGGGGTACAAATTCCGCATGTGATCTTGTGGCGAGATATATTGGTGGATGCCAAATAAGATTACAGAATGGTAATGGTACTGATTATAACAACGAAACAAGTGTTATTGTTATCGGATGAACCAGCACCTAGCTAAAGCAATAGCAATATATGAACAAGAAGGTATCGACTTCCAACAACTTCTCACATGGCACTTGTGTCATGGCGTTGTTGTTTGCGATATGGATTGTTTTGCTATGGGCTTTAGTGTGTTCCGTGAAAGCCCAACTCAAGCAGTCCATGTTGACGATGGGGACACCTTGTTTGTTACATTCACTACAGGGGATATGCGTGGAGCATTGTCCAAATACATTCAAAACTACGACTTCATCGCATTCCAGCGCAGTTTCAAAGGAAGCGACCGCGTAAGGGTACACGATATGTACAAATTTTATTCAAAGTTAAAAGAAAGTTAATCTCATGGGAAGTTCTCCAAAAGTAAAAACACCAGAGTTCAATCCGACTAAGGATATTAGGAAAATGCTAAACGCATATCGGCAGTCAATGCCGGGAATCTTGTCGTTTGAGCAGCAATATCGTCCACAGTTTCAAGACCTCAATCTTCAAGATGTTTCTCGGTTTGGACTTGGGATGCTTGGAATGTCTCCAGAGTTCACCCAACAAACGGCACAGCAACTTGGCACGGCGCGTGAGGCTGAACTCGGTCAGATAACTGGACAGGCTGGGCTTACCCGTGGTTTAATGGCAGGTTTGTCACCAGAGCAGGCGAGTTCAGTACAACAAGCGCAACAAGAGTCACAACGCGCATATGCCGCCGCACAGGGAGTTACTCCAGAGCAAAAGCGCATGTACCAGCAAGCCGCCAGAGAGGGCGCACAAGCCGCTGGTCGCGTTGGCGGCAACTACGCCATTGCTTCTGAGATCATGGGTCGTGAGGACATGATGGCGCGGAAGCGAGCAGAAGCGGCACAAGCAGGAACACTGGCATTTGATATGGCGAGTCAGTTTTACACGCAGCCGGGCCTTCAGCTTCTTGGCAGCCAACCTCTATCGTACCAAGTTGGCAACCAGATGATGGGACTTGGACTTGACGCTATCGGTGCTGGTAAGCCTCAGCTGTTTGATGTTGGATCTGCGCTTAACCTTGGGGCAGCTAACAGGCAGAACGCCGTTGGAGCAGGGGCAGCTAACGCGCAGTCAAGTGCTACTCGGAATGCTGCTATGATGAGTGCTGGTGGAGCTGTTGCTGGTGCTGCTATTATTGCAATCTAATGTTTAACAAAGTACAATCAGCCATTAAGAATATCGAGACATGCCTAAGTGTCTCTAAGAAACCGTGCCTTGCTTGGAGCGGTGGAAAAGATAGCATGGCACTTCTTGACCTTGTGTTCAAAAAAGTTGGGGTAAAGGTTCCAGTTGTATTCTACCGCGAACAATGGCAACCAAGCAAATATGCATTTCAGAATCGCATAATTGAGGAATGGGGTCTTGAGGTCTATACATGGCATCCAACATTCTCTTCATTCCAGCAAACTGACGACGAGTTTGAGGTGCAGAACAAGTATATCTTTGACAACACTGACATGACTTGCCCTACTGGCATTACTCCAATTGAGGAAGACAAACCGTGGGTGTGCGCTATGGATATTTACAACCGCCCAAAAAACCCCGGCATTATCGCAGGATGGGATGGGATGCTGGTTGGCCACAAACTCTGCGACTCTGACCCAATCTACGGTGGGGATGCTGGAGTGCGCGTAGATGTGCGTATTAACCCCGGACAGTGCAATGCCTTCTACCCAATGAAAAATTGGACGCACGATGATGTGTTCCAATACTGTGAGGAAAACAATGTGCCAATTCAAACTAGCCGATATGAAAAGGTAAATGGCAAGTGGTCAGAGAAGGTTGACCGAACACACAATTGTGACTATGTTCATGCTTGTACTGCTTGTATTGACCGTAGAAAGTCGGCCCCTAAATTTGTGCATTGCCCAAAGCTGGACTGCACAATTGAAAACATTTCACAACGAGTACTGTGGTTTGACCAAAGTATTCCATCTTTCATGAAAGACTAATAATATGCCATACGGACAAGGACAGATGCTAGGAGCGGGTGTAGACCCACGGATGTTTGTGCAGGATTACTCTGGCTTCACAAGGGCTGCGGAGATCCAAGCACAAGGGATGCAGAACCTTGGGCAAGGGATTGCACAAGGGATAACTCAAGTTGGAGATTACTACAAGCAACAAAAGGAAAAGGCTAAGTCTGTTGATACAGCAAGCCGTATTGCTGGATTGCTTGAAGCTAAAGCACCAGACTTAGTCCCAGGAATTGGACAACTTAAAGCTACTCTTGACGACCAAGAGATACCATTGTCTCAGCGCATCTCCGCTGCTGAATCGCTGTTTAGCACGATGAAAACTGGTTTTGAGGTACAAAGTCTAATTAACCAAAACGCAATGATGAACCTTCGCCAGCAAAAGTTTGCCGCATCGCAAAGTGGCGGCGGTGGTGGCGGAGCAAAACCTGCCGCATCTAGCAACGGAGGATTTAACCCTTGGGAATAATTATGAATCTTCTTGAAACATTTACACAGGTTGTCCCAAATGCTGGGCCAAAAGCTAAAGAGAAAATTGGAAATGCCCAACAACGCATCGCACTATTAAGGGCTAGAGGATTTAATGCGGAAGCAGATGTTTTCGAGCAGGGATTGATGGGCAAGATTCAAAACAAAGCTTTTGAAACAATGGGCAATGATTTTGAGGAAATTGCTAAATTTTACGGATCAAACATTAAGGGTGAAGGCGCAACCAGACCACAAGACACCACAGTAGCGGACACAGCTAAAAAGGAAGCTACCACCGCTGCGACTATTGCTGAATTAAATCAACTTGCCAAAAAATCTGCTGAAAGTGGGAATCAATTTGATCCATCTCTAGTGCAGTCAATTACAGCACTTGCTCAAGTAGACCCAGACAAGGCTAGGGAAATTGCTAAATCATCGCTTCCTATTCTTGAGAAAAAGGAAGAAGACAAAACGCCAAAGAAAACCCAAGCAGATGTTACATTCGAGCAGAACGCATCTGCAGCATTGCGATTTACAGATCAATTGACTGACGCAATCAAGCAATATGGAACATTTGAAATTGCATCCCCAGAAGGATCTGCAAAACTTGGACAGCTTCCATATCAAATGGCAATTGCATACGCAAAGACTGTTGACCCAAGCTCCGTGGCGAGAGAGGGTGAGGTTGCCGCAGCACAGAAGTATTTAATTCCACTCGGAGCTGGCACTAGAAATGATACAGCATTGGCTGCAGCAAAATCTTTTAGGTCGGATATTGTCGAAAGGATCAATCAGTATAAAAAATCAACTGGTGCAGATGTTCAAATTGACACTGAGCTAAAGACACCTGAAGAAAAACCAGAAGAGACAGTAAGCGGAATCAATTCGTTCTTCAATAAATTTAAATAACAAACCACCTTTAAGGTAATGGCATTCAATGTACCCAAAGAAGAACAGCCCGAATTTAACAAAAAAGTCCAAAGCGGACTTAATTTGTTTGCAAAGGATGTCCAAAGAACCCTTGGGCAACTAGAGGTTCTTCAGCCGCAGACTCTGGTTGAGGCGTACAACCAGCCTGTTCAATCTCCCATCGCCCGTGACCTGACTCCACTGGAGCAGTATGTTTACGAGCCTCAGCCAGTCCCGGAAGTTGGTAGTCTCACCGAGATGCCAGCGAGGGATAGCATGGTTATTCCGCAGGAGCAGCCTCAAGTTCTGTCAAACTTTCGCAACCAAGCGGAAGCGCAATTTGACAGGGATATGGTGTCCATCACACCATACGAGCAAGCCATAACGGATGTTGTGGGAGCGGAGGTTGATTCGCTACGAAACGATGCTGGCGAAATCGCAAAATCACCACTGGAAGTTTTTTCTAAACCGCTAAACGCAAATAGCGTGCGTGCATTAGGGTTGGTCGATCAAGATGGGAATCCAACCGAAAGAGGTCAGTTGTTTTACAACCTCCAGCAGTCTGGAATGTTCAACGAGGACGGAACCATCAACGAAAAGGGTCAGGCGTATCTTACTCCAATTGAGGAGATGAAAAACCCAGAGTGGTTCACGCAACCCGGAAGCAAAGAGAAATTTGACATTCTGTGGGAGGATGGAGTTATCCGATCCAGTTCCACGCCGGGTGAAATTCTTAGCAATGTTACAAAGTTTGCTGGAGATGCCGTTTATGGTGGTGCGGAATTGGCTCAACAGCAAGCAATGGGTCTGGCGTACAACTCCAGAACTTGGGGTGGATTGCTGGGCATGGAGGATTCTAGACCAGACTATCTCAAGGCGCGTGGAGAAGCTACGGAGTTATCCATAGCTGAAAACATGTACAAAAATGTTATTCAGACATCCAATTTGATTGATGTTGGTCTTGCTGCCGATAAGCAGTTTATTGATGAGTCGATTATGTCGCCATTCTATGGTGCGCTAGAGAAAATAACTGGCATTCAAAGACCGCAACCACAAGAAATTGATCAAGCTAACGCCAACATCAAAAACTCAAAAGATGCTCTGGTTGCGGCTCGTTACAATCAGTGGGCGACCGACCAGCGTCTAGCAGACATGGAAGCTGGGGAGATTGGTGAAACTGTTTTGGGGATTGATAATGCAGTTCAAAAAGCAGAAGCGGCAAAACAAGAACTTGGCAACGAAGAATTCAACAAGGTTTATGGAAGGGTTGGTGCGTTTACGAATATCGCTGGTGATCCGACCAATGTCATTCCTGCTGCATTTGCCGTAAAGGCATCAAGAGCGGTTCCACTTGCTTCTAGGGCAATGCTTAATGCCCAGAAAACAATGGGTAACATTGCCGCAATGGATCTTGCAATTGCTCAAGGAAATACCGCAGTTCAGGCAAGTCGAGCAGCATTAGCCAAGGTTGAACCGACAGTTAATCTCGCTCAGCGTATGGCTGCTAATTTTGCTGAAGGAGCAAAAACTCAACCAGCACTACTTGAGAGATCGGCAAAGGCATCACAGATAGCAAGCAGGGTAACTGCTGAAGCTAATCAAATTAGATCAACACTTCCAACTATTACTGCCGAGCTTGATAGCTTGATTACAAAACGCAATAGCCTAGCTACCAGAATTCCAGAAGCCTACTCACAGAAGGTTCTGCAAACGATGGAGCTTGGTAGGCAGATGCGAGCTATGCCAGCAAAGGCAGTTGGGGCAACCTTGGAGCGTGTTGGTGACACTATTTCAAAGACTGATACGGCAGTCACAAACTTCCTGCAAGAGCGTGGTCTGGATCAAATGTACACCGCTGCCGTTGGCGCGGCCGGGGTTGTCGGTTTGGCTGGAAATCCAATTATTGGTTCACTTGGCGCAGGGGCGGCAGCACTCAAGACTGGCAGGGTTCTGTCCAACTATGGAAAGCTATTCCGTTATGTCGGCAAAGAGATGGAGAATGTGCGTGGTCAAATTCCATTCTGGAAGCGTGTGGCGGCACACACCGCACCCGGTTCATTGGGTCGTGGGTTTGCACACACCTTCAACATGCTAGACCTAGGGGGTGTAACCTCTGACACAATCCGCAGGGCTGGTCGTGGTATTGCCGCAGCCGCACCTACGGACTTAATGTTTGAATACTTGTCTGATGGTGCTGACATGCGTCCAGAAACACTTTGGCAAGCTGGAGCAGAATCGTTTGTTATTGGAGGATCGTTTGCCGCTGGTGGTGGCGCGTTCATGGGAACCAAGAAACGCATGCGCGAGCTTTCCATTGGTGACGAACTCAACTTTAGGCGCAACTTGACCGACACCCGCCAGAAGGCATTGTTTGAAGCAATTCCCGCTGGCACTCGCAGGGCTATTTCAACTTACGCCATCGCCAACCCAACACTCAACTACACCTTTAAGGACTCTGGTGCTAGCAGGTACGACCCCAACACCAACACGGCAGTTATCAATGTTAATTCAACCAACCCGATCAAGGCACTGGTTGCTCACGAAACGCTCCACCACACGGTCATCAAGAACAACATGGAACCCGGCATCGCCGCCCTGTTCCTAGGTGACACCAAGAACAACACGGTTGGTGGATTGTTCCGTTCTAGGGATGGTAAACTAGACCCTAATTTCGAGGCATTCCGCGATGGTTATTACAAGCGTCTTGGGGTTGAGGGCATGTCCAACGCCGAGAGAGATGCCATCTACCCGCTCGACAAGATTGCGGTTGAGTATTTCATCGAGAAGCACGCTGATCAGTACGCAGCAATGGCGGAAAGTGGCGAGCTTGGAGCGGTTGCATCCAGTGGTGCTGCTAGGCGCAAGCTTGGATCAATCCTTGAGACCGTCCTGCCGAGGATTCCAGTCCTCAAAGACCTCCACTTCAAGAGCGGCGGGATGATCGACAAGAATGGTGCGTGGGTGACTGGAAACGGCATCCTAGACGCAGAGGGAGTCAAGCGTGACCCAATCACCAGCAAGATGTTCCGCGACATGAACAGGCGCAGTGCCGGGCTTGTGCCGGGGCAATTTGACCCTCTCATGAGCGACAAGCCAGACTCTGGTGCGCCGATCCTGCTAAACCCATCCGACAGCATTGATGCCGAGCTTCTTCACCCGCTGGTGCAGGTTGACGATGCTAACAAGCCGATCATGAAGGACGGCAAGCCTGTGGCACTGGATAGGGCTACAGAGCTTTCGCGTGCGCTTGCAGGGCTTACTGCGGTCGAGGTGATGCGGAGGAAGAGGGCAGAGAACTATGCCCCAGAGAAGGGTGAGGCACATGTGGATGACGAGGGGCAATTCCAGCCTGGATGGTTGTCCAACGATGTCCTCACCGAGATGTTTGCCAAGAACAAGTACAACCCAGAGCAGAAGCGTATCATCCGCGAGATGAACAAGCTAATCCGCAAGGGTGCTGGTGATCGGGTGGTCATGATCAACTTCCCTGCTACTACCCGCAACAAGGCTGGGAAGGTGGTTTACAAGCCGCAGGGTGCTACTCTACGCGACACGGTTCCAGTCGCTGTCACCATCTCCAAAGACGGCAACTTGCTGTTCGGGCTTATGTCCGTAACCAAGCTTCATGAAAACATCCAGAAACGCTCACAAGACAGACGTGGCAAGAAGCTGTATGGTGGTAATGTGGATTTGATCCTGCGCGACACGCAGGCGATGATGGACTACCACAAGCAAGGCTTGGACAGCATTGAGTTTTTCAAGCAGAAATATGGAGCGGTCGAGGCCGATGAGCGCAAGAAGTTCATCAACACCATGTTCGGCCTGCTTAACCAAAAGGAGCAGGCAGTCCTCAACCCGATGCTTCTGGAGGATGGCATTAAGAGCAAGGACAATGTCTACCGCACCTACCGCGCAGATCGCGTTAGCAAGGCAGTCCCAATGGCCCCAGAGGAATACGCAGCAATGCCGTTTAGCTACGAGGCAGTGAGCCAAGTCCGCATGCCAGAAGCCCAGCGAGCGATGCCAGAGGGTGAGCAGGGTGGTGATGTCACGCTCACCAGACTCCGCGAAATCCGCGATGGGTTGGACGAAAACCTCACAGAACGCGAGGCGATTGACGAGCTTGACTTCATCATCAATGACGCTCCATCTGGATACTTCCCTCAAGACATTCTAAACAAGGTTGACCAAGCGAAGAGAGACCTTGAGGAAGAATTCACCACATGGGCCGGAAGGGGAGACTCTGAAGCCAGCACCGAGTCTGCAATTTCATCCGTTATGAGCTTCTTGGACAGCAAGGAGTCTAGAGGGGAAGCTGCTCCCACCCGATTCATGCCAGAGGGTGAGCAGACTCAAAACATTGATGACATTAGAAAGCAATGGGATAATCTTGGGATTCAGCATGGTTTGTCTGAAAGATCCAATGAAATTGAACCCGGAGTAATTAAGGTTCCAAAGGAAAACAGAAATCAAGGTATTGGGAACAAGGCAATGTCTATTCTCATAGACTATGCGGATCAAGTCGGCAAAAGAATTGTTGTATCTCCAACAAATGAGTTCGGTTCAAACAAGCAAAGGTTGACTAATTGGTACAAAAAACTTGGTTTTGTTGAAAATAAAGGGAGAAACAAGGATTACACGACAAGGAAGACCATGTATCGTGATCCGATTTCTAAAGCAGTTCCAAGCCAAGGTTCCCGCTTCATGCCAGAGGGCGTGGACGAGGATAAGTTCTACTCCCAGCTTGAGCGTGTCATCACCGACAAGGTTCCCACCCGCGCCACAGCGCAGCAGATCATGGCCACCATCGACCCGACACGGGGAAGTGGAGTCAAGGCAGACGAGATCAAGTGGAGCGGCATAGAGCAGGCACTAACGAGTCTGGAGAAGGACGGCAAGGTGTCCAAGGAGGATCTGCTTAACTACCTTCGTAACGAGGGTAGGGTTAGGTTTGAGGAGGTAACAATCAGCGAGGGAAGGCAGGCATACGAAGCTGAACGAGCAAAACTTGGAGAGCAAATGGGTCGAGGTGAAATCACTTCAGAAGAATTTCGACGTTTGGTGGATGAATTGGATGCCAAGGAATCACAAAAACCAGAACCCAAATACGCCCAATACCAACTCCCCGGCGGCGAGAACTACCGCGAGGTGGTGCTGGCTATGCCAACGCAAGGCGGCGTACCCGATGGTCACACCTTGGAAGCAAAGTCCAACAACGGAAATCAGAGATGGTTCCTTAGAAACGCTGAAGGTCGAGCCGTTGCGGTGGGTAATAGCCGCGATGACGCACTATTAGACTACTACGCGAAATATCCAAAGGCAGCATCCGAATACACCTCCCCCCACTTCCCCGACATCCCCAACTATGTTGCCCACATACGTACAAACGAACGCGCGCTGGACGATGGTAGCGAGGGCTTGTTCGTGGAGGAGTTCCAGTCTGACAGGCATCAGGCGGGGAGGAAGAAGGGGTATCGTGGAGATTTGGAGGCAGGCTTCTCAGCTAAACAAGACAACGAGAATTTCTACATTGTAGCAGACGATGATGGTCGTAGATTGACATCTAATTATTCTAGCCGAGAAAATGCTATTAACGCATTCAACCAAGGGAGATCGGAACTTGGTGTTGGTGGTGTAGCAGACGCACCCTTCCGCACTACTTGGCCCATCCAACTATTCAAACGCGCACTGCGTGATGCCGTGGATGGTGGCAAGGACTGGATTGGCTGGACGACTGGAGAGACGCAGAATGATCGGTTTGATTTAAGTAAGTCTCTTGACTCAATAGAAGTCCGCCGAATTGATGGTAGCAATCGCGTAACCGTTTACGGGACAAAGGGCAATAATAATGTTATTACTCAACAAAGCACGCTTGAGGCACTTCCAGATGTAATTGGCAAGGAGTTAGCAGAAAAGGTGATTTCTGATATGTCCCCTAAAGGAACTCCGCAACAGATTCAACGCGCCAAAATCGCAGCGGAAGAAGCTAGAAACAAACTGCAACAACCCGGAGTAGGGTATGATAGTCCATTGTTTGATGAATATGAGCGTAAAGCTGAAGAGTTCCGTGTATTAAATGGAAAGTCCGATGTATCATATAGTGGTCTAGACTTAAAAGTTGGCGGAAGCGGCATGAAAGGCTTCTACGACAACATGCTCCCAAAAGAGGTTGGCAAGTATGTCAAGCAGTTCGGCGGAAAGGTCGAGAGGGCAGACATGACGCAATCAGTGGAAGCCGACATCATGAGCGGTGAGGAAGCGGAGACTGGCAGCATTCCAATCTGGAAGGTGAACATCACCCCAGAGATGAGGAAGATTTCGCAGACTGGTCAGATGCGGTTTATGCCAGAGGGTGATGTTGAGCCTGTTAAGAAGCCAACAGAAATCAGCAAAGGAACAAAAGATGCATTGCCAGTAATCCAAGCTGTTGACGATAAAGGCGAGCTAAAATTCAAAGACGGAAAACCAGTTCCGCAAATTATACCATACAATTTTCTCAAATCGCCAAAATTGGTTGAGTATGATAAAAACAACCCAACTGATAAAACAAAGACAAATTATGCTGAACTAGCATATGACATTCCCAAGTCTGCTCAAAAGAAAATTGATCAAGCTATTGATTCTGGAGCAGTAGACGCTGTGGTTGGTGATGTAGTAAAGCGCACAAAGAAATATCTTGAAAACCCAGAAATTGCCGCTGGCATGGGTTGGTATTCGCGCATGAGAGTCAAACTAGTAAAAGCGTTAGGAGAGCAAGGGCGCGAAACACTTTCGCAATTGCTTGGTGCTACAAGCGCACGAACACCAGTTAGAGAAAACTTCTTGCAGGCGATGGATGCATATGAAGGCATCAACGCAGGAAGATATGAACCAAATCGTAAAGCATATATTGATATGCTTCAACTTGAGGAGTCCGGGACGCTAGCCGATGAGATTGTCAATCGCGGGTACTTGGATATTCTTAGTTCAAAAATAAATGACATTGAGGAAAAGGCCAAATCTTTAAAAGGACAAGATCAATCAAATCTGCTCAAGGAGGCTAAAAACCTTAAAAGCCTTATCAATCAAAAACCAGAATCATGGAAACCATCGCAGAGAGCAAAAATAATGATTCTAGCAACAGACATGTTGCCAAAGCGCAGCAATGGAAAGAAATTCAATGCTAATTCATTGGCGGTACTCAAGGTGATTCACGGTTCATGGTTAGACAATAGGAATGCACCAAAGACACCTAATTTTGCTGGCAACTTATCTGGCAGAACTTTGCAGGCAACTATTGATGTATGGGCTGCGCGGTTCTTAAGGGCTGTTTTGTATGAAGGCAAAAAGACACCTTGGAGAATTCAGCCAAAAGCTGAAAGCGCAGTAACGAATGAAGATTTCGCCATTGGTCAAATCATTTTTGAACGCGCCGCCAAGAAGCTAAAAATGAACCCGGATGACCTGCAGGCTGTTTTGTGGTTTGCTGAAAAAGATCGCTGGGATAAAATGGGTTGGACGCAAAAAGTTGGAGCTGAAAAGTCTAGCTTTGATGATATTTTCTCAATATTCTTCCCAGACAAGCAAAAACCATTGAGTTTTGAGGAAGCTTCTGCAAAACTCGCATCTGAAGGCTATGCTGAATCGGCACAAAACCTAGACCAAGAAACAGAAGACAATGAATAACAACGAGATCATTCAGCCTAATGAGCTAAACGATGTTCTGAAGTACTCAAAGATAATGAGATCGCTTCCGATCAATTACGAAAAAGACGCAGATTTAGAAACTGCGTTTCGTGAATGCGATCAATTGGAAGAACTGATGTCTAAAAGCTACTCCAGAAGTACCGCAAAAGGTAACGCTTCAGCTATTGCAAACGCCGCAAAGCTGAAGTAAAACTAACCACCATGAGCGAGAAACTAACCGCAGAACCAGATCAAGAATGGTTCGCAGAAGTGATGCGCCGAGCCGAGGAACACGGTAACAGGCAGCGTGTGGAGTTCTGGAACCCGCAGGCGGCGGCAAAGTGCCTCTGGCTGCTCGCACAGGGCAAGAGCATCAAAAGCACCTCCGAGATCACCGGGCTTGCCCGTGACACCGTGAGGTCGCTCATGTGGCGGCACAACGACACTCTGGAGACGAAGCGGAAGGAGTTCAGCCAGAAGTACGCGATGGCTGCTGAAACATACACTGACCTGTTGTTCGCGAAAGCAGACCAGTTGTCCGACGATCCCGAACAACTCAAGAACATCTCCCCCGACCGACTGGCGATCACCGTGGGAGTCCTCACGGACAAGTCCATGCAACTCTCTGGCATGGCTACTGCGGTCGTGGAACACAGGCAGGGGGCGAGTATCGACGATGCCGCCAAGATGATCGCAGAGGCTAAATCTCGCATTGCCAGCAAGGTGAAGGCGAAGGCAGTCGAGGCTGAAATTGTCGCATGATCCCAGAACCAGAGTCGAGATTTGATGGGCCGATATTTCACCACTATGTGGTGGAGCAGGACGGCATCCAGCACAAGTGCAACACCCTAGCCTACGCCTCGTACTTGGCCGAGAAGTTCAACGCCAAGGTTTGGAATGTGGTGCTGGAGAAGCACATTGAGCCACACATAGGCATATGTAGGTACTGCCACAGGCATCGCGAACTTCATTTTATTGACGGCAACCGAGGTTCACTCCCTCCAGAGGATGATGCATTTGGATGCCCTGAATGCGGAAGCGTCTATCGGATAATCGACATCCTCATGGAAACGGACGCATATAAGACAAAATGAAGTGGCGCACGCACCAGATCCTTTCCCCGCCGACCGATGAGGAAATTGCCCTCATGGAGCCTGCTGACCTTGTGGAGCTTCACAGGGTCTACCACGAAGCCGTAGACAACGCAGAACGAGACCCGTACCGCTTTGGCTTCCGACTCCCCCACTGGGCGAAGGCAGAGGATCAGCTACAGGAGGTAAACGAGATTGTGGCACTAGGCGGCAACCGCAGCGGCAAGACGCAGTGGGGCGCATTCTCTGTGGTGCGTGCGGCGATTGAAAATCCTAATGCCGAGATCATGTGTTTCGCACAGACTTCCGAGGTCAGCATTCGCCAGCAGCAGAGTGCCGTGTGGGATTGGCTTCCAGCGGAGCTACGCACGAAGCAGACATCCTCCGGGACATACATCAGTTACACGAAGAAGAATGGATTCACCGACTCATCGCTCATCCTACCCAACGGCTCTCAAATCATATTTAAGACCTACTCCCAGTATCAGAACAACCCGACCATCCTTGAGGGAGCGGAGTTGGGTTCTCGCTCTCCTAATTGGCATAATGTGGGCGTTTGGTTGGATGAATATTTGCTTGGGCCTGAGCTTATAAACACCCTGCGGTTCCGACTAGCAACCCGCAACGCAAAGCTGTTGCTGACCTTCACGCCTATTGACGGGTACACGGAGGTGATCAAAGAGTATTTGGATGGAGCCACCAGCATAGAGAGCCGCGAGGCTGAACTGCTAAATGGTGAGCTTGTCCCATATGTCCAGCGGAGTAAGAAGCGCAATGCTAGCGTCCATTACTTCCATTCACAGGACAACCCTTTCGGTGGCTACGAGCGGATTAAGGAGACTTTGGTTGGTAGGCCTAGGGAGGAGATCCTAATTCGTGCGTACGGGGTTCCAGTCAAGTCCCACGCCACCAAGTTTCCCAAGTTCAACAAGGAGGTCAATGTGGTTGAGCCTCACGCTATTCCGACGAATAATGTGACTCGCTACCATATTGTCGATCCTGCGGGTGCGAAGAATTGGTTTATGGCTTGGATTGCTGTGGATGCGAGCGGAACCTATTGGGTCTACAGGGAGTGGCCGGGCGTGGATGTGGGCGATTGGGCCGAGTGGCGAGGGGGCAAGTGGGTTGCAGGAGAGGGAGCCAAGGGGCAGGGATACGGCATCCGCGACTATGTGGAACTCATAAAAGACCTAGAGGGTGACGAGGAGATTCTAGAGCGTCTCATTGACCCCAGACTTGGGGCGGCAAAGTACCAGTCAGCAGATGGGGCTAGTAGCATTATCGAGGATTTGAACGACGAGGGCATCGTGTGCATCCCCGCCCCCGGCTTGGAAATCGACGATGGGTTGCAGGCTTTGATCGGGAAAATGTCTTGGAATGTAACTATACCGTCAGATTCGGTCAACCGACCGCATTTCTATGTCAGCGAGGAGTGCGAGAACATCATCCAAGCGTTGTCGGAATACACGGGTGACGGGGGGCTGAAGGAGGCATGGAAAGACCCAATAGATGTCCTGCGCTACGCCGCAATCTCTGGCATTGACCATGTGGACGGGTCACATATAGCTGTAACTAGACAAGGCACTGGAGGATACTAACCATGAAAACAAAGAAAAAAGCAGCAAAGAAGGTGGCCAAGAAGGTTGCGCCAAAGGTGGAGCCACAAGCGGAAGCGGTCATTCCCGCCCCAGAACCAGCAGCCGAGCCTTTGGAGGTCACGGTTATTGGACTAGCAATTAACCCAAGGTATGTATATGCAGGGTTGGATGGGAATCGCATTGCCATCGAGGTTCCCAACCGCATGTCCCAGCGACTGCTTCACAAGACTATTAAAATCAACAGGAAATTAGACTCCGACACCTACGAATTATATCATGGAAACTGACTCAGAAGCCCTAGAAGGCGAATCGTTGATTTATCTGGACAAGGAGCCAGATGTGGGTGCGCTTACCTATGCCTACGAAACCGCACTCATAGACCTCGACGAGTACTTCCAGACCTGCCTGCGCTCTTACGATGAGCGGCGCAACATTTGGCCGGGCAAGAGTGACGACCTCCGCAAGCACGGTGCTAACGCATTCCCGTGGGAGGGAGCCTCCGACCAAGAGGTCAACGTTATTGGAGAGCGGATCGATACCTATGTGGCCCTGTTTGACCAAGCCCTCCAACGCTCCCACATTAAAGCCTTCCCGACCAGCATGGCATCCATGCCGAGGGCAGCGATGGTGTCTGGCTTCCTGAAGTGGATGCGCTCGACATACATCCCCAACTTCCGCGAGAGCATGGAGCTGGGTGCTAATTATCTGCTAGAGAAGGGGTTGATGATTTCCTATGTGGGGTGGCAGCGGGAGTCCCGCACCTACCTCCAGACCATGACGCTCGACGAGATCGCGCAGGCCGCACCAGAGATGGTGGATCTGCTCATGGACGAGAATGCCACAGAAATGGCCCTAGGATTGATTTCTCAGGCTTTCCCTGCACTTTCGGGGAAGAGAGCCAGAAAAGCCCTCAAAGACCTCAGAACGAAGGGAGAGGCGCAAATACCCATTCCGAGGGTAACCGTGGATCGCCCGGTCGTCCATTCCTGCGCCCCGGACGGGGAGGTCATCCTACCACCCTATGTCTCCGACCCGCAGCGGTCACCCTACATTTTTTGGAGAACCTTCCTGACTGCCCAAGAGTTGGAGAAAAAGGTCACCAACGAGGGATGGGACGAGGACTGGGTCGAAAACGCTATCGAGCGACTCCGTGGCAAGGACAGCATGTACCTAGACGGGGAGAAACAAAAGAATGTCACCCGCCTGCCCATCACCGATGACAACGACCTCGTTATGGTGATTTATGGCTACCAGAGACTCATCGACGAAGAGGACGGCAGCGAGGGCATCTACTGCACCGTTTTTCACCCAAGCGCAGAGGGCTACGCCAAGCACGAACTGCTTAACGGATATGACGACTATCCGTTTGTGGTAACTCGCCTTAGCAACAACCAGAAGCGCATGTACGAGGTGCAGACCTTCGGGGACATCCTCCGTGGAGCACAGCTACAGATTAAGACTGAGCGTGATTCGCGTGTTGACCGCTCGTCGCTGGCAACCCTGCCACCGCTCATGCACCCCGCTGGCAAGCCACCCTCCGACTGGGGGCCGGGCAGGCGCATCCCATATCGTCGTCTGGGTGAGATCCAGTGGGGGCCGACACCACCACCAGACAATGGCTCCGTGGAGGTCGAGGTTTCGATGATCGGACAAGCAGACCGCAGCGTTGGTCTCGACCTTAACAATCCGCTCTCGTCCATGAGGCAGCAATACTTCGTGTCCAAGTTCTTGGATCATGTGCGTGATGTGCTGAACCTTGCTTGGAAACTATACCAACGAATGGGGCCTGATGAGGTGTTCTTCCAAGTTACTGGCAACCCCAACCCGCAGGTGATGACCAAGGGTTCTGCTGACGAGAACTTCTCCATTGTTGTCAACTTCGACTCCCAGAGCAATGACCCAGAGACTGCCGAGACGCAGTTGAAAAACATGGTGTCGCTCGTCCAACTCGACCGCAACGGAATCATGGATGTCAACAAGCTGTTGGAATTTACGGCATCCAGCATCAACCCGATCTTTGCCGACTATGTCCTGCAACCCGCCGAGGAAGCGCAGCAGAAGGTCATGAAGAATGTCACGGACGACCTCGCCAAAATCTTCGCAGGCATCGAGGTTCCAGCCCAGCCCAATGGCGCACAGATCGCAATGCAGATGCTACAGGCTTATGTCCAGCAGCCAGATGTGGCACAACGCGCACAGCAGGACGAGGCATTCGCGGCACGACTCCAGAAATACGGAGAACAGTACGCATTTCAACTCCAACAAGCCCAGAACGCAGAAATCGGTCGCATCGGCACGGCTCCCGCCGAGATGGGTGGTATGCAAACGCAAGGAATGCAGCAGTAATGGAAAAGCGTTTCACAAAGGTAGTCACCAACCCTGAGACAGGTCGCAAGAAGACCGTACGCTTCGGGCAAAAGGGAGCGACTATCAGCCCCGGCTCAAAACGGGGTGACAGCTATTGCGCTCGTTCAGCCAAGATCAAGGGTGACTGGAAGTCAGACCCGAACTCGCCCAACAACCTTTCCCGCCGCAAATGGAAGTGTAAGGGAAGCAAATCAATGAAATAACATGACACCACTACCGAAACCAACGATACAACAATCCGTAGAAGCACTCTCCGACCGCGAGGAATATCACGCCATCATTCAGTTCATCCGCGACGAACGCGAGAAGTTCTTCGGTGACCTTCGCCTGTGCGAGTCCAGCAATGATGTGATGAAGATTGCTGGGTCTGTGGCTGCTCTGGATGAACTACTCTCCGTACTAAATTAACCCAACACTAAAACACTATTATGATGAATCGACAAGGCCTCAACAAGGCAATCTCCAACAAGATGCAGTCAATGGGTGGCATGAATGCCATGAGAACCCAAGCAGCAAAAGCAATGCCCACAAGCATGTTTTACCGACCAGCAGTTGCCGCCAACAAGGCTCGCGGCACAATGTCTTCGGCTACTTACAAACCTATGGGCGGCATGTGATTGCTTGACAATTTGCCTGTAACAATGTAAACATTACCCATCACGCTAGCGAATGCTTGATCGCTGTAGGTAGCGTGTGTTTCATTGTTCATTGGTTTCACCCTTGGTAGGTTCAATCCCTATCAAGGGTGTTTTCTTTACTGGATAGTGTAAATGCTCATAATGAGTGAATAAACGCACATTAGGACGGTTTTCGTCCAGTTTCTCGTACATTAGCACATTCCCCAACTCCCGGCATTAGAGGAAGGCTCGCAGACACAGTTCGCCCATAACGGGTTAACTGTGCCTCATACTCCCGTATATTCTTCGGAAAGGACGACATGCACACCAGCAAAGCTGGAACTAGAGATAGCCGAAGGTTGTGAGTTGGCGGCATCAAACTCTCTAGTCGTCACACACTTTTAAGCTGCTTCGTCGATCATCAGGCAGCACCTTTGTGGACTCTTACCTAGGTTTCGTTCGGTCGTTTTAGCGTTCCTCGATTCCTTATCTATGTCACCAGCACTTCGGGTAAAAACAAAGGGACTGGCCGAGGAGTTGGATACTCGACCAGTCCCAGAAGATCCATTGCTCTACGCGCCGGAGGGGTGAATGGTGACGATGATTCCAACTCCCGTCGAGCGCAATCTTA